TAGATCAGTTTCGGTATCTTGCCAGCCGGGGAGGTTGCTTTGCGTGCAGCAATCATGATGCAGTCTCCTCAATGTGGAAATAGCGGGTGAAGATGCGCGGAACAGCGCACTCGTAGTATTCGGCCGGCTCTCCGGGATAGATCCTGTAATAGCGGGGCGTCGGGTAAATCGGCTCGATCATCTGGCAGCGATACGACTCGCCGCGTTGGTAGCCTTCCAGTCCGTGTTCGCCGCGAGGCTCTTGGATGCAGGAAGCAACCAGTTCCGTAACCATCCCGTCAGGCGATGAGATGTCTTGCGGCTCGGCTTTCGGGTGCGTCAGGCGGTAGGTTGCAGTTTGGGCCGCTTTGATGATGTCGGCGGACTCTTCGGTATCGAACGCATAGACGGGCAGGGCGTTTTCGTAGAGCGCCGTTACTTCTTGGGTTGTCTTGGCGCTGTTGATCGCCGCCAGGATTGTGCAGATGGTCATTGTGTTACCTCCAGAGACTCAACAAACGGGTCGACGTAGGTTTCCATAACGGCCTCGAAGTCGTCTGCCCGGTGCTGCGCGAAGCTGTAATCGCTGATGCAGTCGATTCCATTGCCGAGGATGATGGATACCCAGTGCTGCCGGCCGGCGCGGTTCTCGAAGATGATCTGTGATTCATCGACGGCGAAGACGGCATCGAGCAGACCGCCGATTTCGGACGAATGAACTTCGGCGCCGCCGTCCCAAACGTGGTCGACGTGCCAGCCGTGCGCGGCCATGGCTTCAATCAGGTGCTTGATGATGACGCGCTCAAGGGCGAGTCGTTGATTTACGGTCAGCATGGTCAGCCTCCAATCAGGGCATAAGCAACGATGCCAACCCAGGCGACGATCAGGGCGAAGCAGTTGATGGCGACAAGGCACAGGGCCGGGTCGTCGCGCAGTTCTTGGATGATGGGCGGTCGGTTCATGATTCGCTCTCCGTAAGCGAGTGGATAGGTGGATGCCCTGGCCAGCAGGGCATGGGCCTAGCTACTCAGTGAGGCCAGTAGCGAAGCAATTCCTTTTCGTGTTCGACGGTTCGGCTGGCGTCAGCCCATGCGTCTTCGATGCTTGCTCCGTAACCAAGAGGATCATCGTCGGCATCGAGTATTCCGAAGGCAGAACGTCCGTTTGGTGTTGGAAGCCAGCAAACCTCACGGGCTGCCGGATAGGACGATATGGCGTTGTGTTTCGTGCGGTTCATGGCAATTACTCCGCTGCGTCGTTGAGGGCAGATTCGAGGTCGTCGAAGGCGTCTTGCTCTTCCGACTGGATTGTTTCGATGCGTGAGCGCAGATCAGCCAGTTCATTAAGAACCGCGTTGATTTCCTTACGTCTTTGATTGTTCATCATCTTCTCCGTGTAAAATGATTGCTTAGTAGCAGGCAATCACAGTATAGCAAACGGATAAAAAATGGCAAACGAATCTTTCGCAGGAACCAGCGAACAGGCGCGGGTCATGGCTCTGTTCAAGGAAGGCCGCTCAAAGGCGGAAATCGGCCGGGAAATCGGCAAGGACAAGAAGGCCGTAGGGAAGATTCTCGCCCAGGCTATGAGAGGCGAAGCCAATGGCTGACGAAGCAGATCGCGCCGCACCCAATATCGAGAACGCAATCGCTGACGGTATAGGCGATGCTGCAAGGGCCGTTGCCGAAATGCCGGCAGGCGAACCGGGTGATTGTGACGGCTGTGGTGAATGGACAGGCCGGCTGGTGCGGGGCTATTGCGCACCGTGCCGTGATCGGTACGCGAGGTTCGTCAAATGAGGCGTGAGCTAACCGGGCAACAGGAGAAGTTTGCGCTTGGCGTGGCCAGCGGGAAGACCCAGGCTGATGCGTACCGCGAGGCTTATCCGCGCTCGAAGGATTGGAAGGGCAGCACGCTCTACGAAGCGGCAAGTCGCCTGATGGCGAATAGCAAGGTTTATGCAAGGGTCGAAGAACTGAAGAATCGCATCACGGAAACCGGCATAGCCAGTGCCGCAAGGGTGCTTCAAGAGGCTTCGCGCCTCGCTTTGTTTGATCCGCGCAAGCTGTTCTTCGATGATGGAATGCCGAAACCAATCACGGCATTGGACGACGATACTGCCGCAGCACTCGCCGGCCTCGATGTCGTTGAAGAGTTTGAAGGATCAGGCGAGGACCGCAAGTTCGTTGGCTATACCAAGAAGTACAAGATTGCCGACAAGAACGCGGCGCTTGAGAAGCTGTTCAAACATCATGGCCTCTACAAAGAGGATAACGAGCAGCAAAGCAATCCGCTGGTTGATTTGCTTCGCGGGCTGACTGGTTCGCCGTTGCCGGTGGTCAAGGGTAATGGCAAGTAAATCAATCCCGTTCGACTTTGTTCCGACGACGCCGGAAGATCTAGCGCGTTGCCTGAGTGATCCAATGTGGCGGATCTGCTCCGGCCAGCTTTACAAGATCATGGTCAAGTCGGACGACGGCGAAGGTTCTGTCGTCCCGTTCATCCCGAATGCTGCACAGCGCCGGCTCATCAATCGGCTTTGGCACCGCAACATCATCCTGAAGGCCCGGCAGCTTGGCTTCACGACGCTGATTGCAATCATGTGGCTCGACCATGCGCTGTTCAATCCCGATCAGCGTTGCGGCATCATTGCCCAGGACCGGGAAGCGGCCGAGGTCATTTTCCGCGACAAGGTGAAGCTGGCGTATGACCGACTGCCCGAGCAGTTGCGTTTGGCGATGCCGTTGGCCAGGGATTCGGCAACCGAGTTGCTGTTTGCCCACAACAACAGTTCTATCCGCGTGGCTACGTCCATGCGCTCCGGCACGATCCACCGCCTGCATGTGTCCGAGTTCGGGAAGATCTGCGCCAAGTTCCCCGACAAGGCGAATGAGGTAGTGACCGGATCATTGCCGGCCGTGCCGCTGACTGGTATTGCCATCATTGAATCGACCGCTGAAGGCCAGGGCGGCGAGTTCTACAACATGACGAAGCGGGCCGAGGCGTTGCATGAGAAGGACGCCGACCTGTCCGAGCGCGATTATCGGTTCCATTTCTACCCGTGGCACGCCGAACCCGGCTACCGGATGGCCGCGACGAATGTCGTGATGACCGACAAGGACATCGAATACTTTGCCAAGGTAGAAGCCGAGGCCGGCTGCACGCTCGATGCTGAACAGCGCAACTGGTATGTCGCCACGCGAGATAGCGATTTTTCGGGCGACCCCGAGAAGATGTGGCAGGAATACCCCAGCACGTCGAAGGAAGCCTTCCAGCAATCGACAGAAGGCACCTATTACGCCGTGCAACTGGCCGCAGCCCGCAAGGAAGGCCGCATCGGAATGTTCCCGCACGCGGCCGGCGTGCCGGTGAATACCTTTTGGGACATCGGCAACAGCGACGGCACGGCGATATGGTTCCACCAGCGCATCGGCGCCGAGAATCGTTTCGTCAAGTTCATCGAAGGCTGGGGAGAACCGTACAGCTTCTTCGTTCGCCAGATGCAGGCGCTCGGCTATGTGTGGGGCAGTCACTATCTGCCGCACGACGGCGACCACAAGCGCCAGCAGGGCGACAAGGTTGCATCGCCCATCGAGGAATTGCAGAAGTTCGAGATTGGCGGCAAGTGGGTAATCGTTCCCCGCGTTGAGGACGTGAATCACGGCATCCAGAAGATGCGCGATGTTTTCGGCCAGTGCACGTTTGACGAGGCCGGCTGCAAAGATGGCCTTGCCCATCTGTCGCTCTACAAGAAGGAATGGAATTCCCGGCTTGGTTGTTGGAGCGACCGGCCACGCCATGACATCCATTCTGAATCTGCCGACTCGATTCGGCAGTTCGCCCAGGGATACCGGGCCAAATCAGTTATTGAAACACCGCGTCGACGTAGAGAAGCGCCTAACTGGCGAACAGGTTAAGGAGAAGCACCATGCAACCAATGACCGCCGTGATGGCAGGCCAGGAACAAGAAGGCTCCAACGAGGAAATGAAGGAACGCGACGAGGACGACTGCGGTTGTCTGGATCTGCTGACCTTCACCCAATGGGTACAGGAGTGCCAGGATCAACCAGCGTGGCGCTCGAAGGCCGACCGCGAGTGTGATTACTACGACGGCAATCAGCTTGACTCCGAGGTAATGCAGAAAGCCAGGGAGCGCGGATTGCCGCCGGCCATCGAGCCGCTTGTCGGGCCGGCTATCGATTCCGTTCTCGGCATGGAAGCCAAGACCCGCACCGATTGGCGCGTGATTCCCGACAGCGACAAGGCGAATGACGACGTAGCCGAGGCGCTGAACTACCGGCTGAATCAGGCCGAGCGCCATTCCAAGGCAGATGCCGCCTGCTCGGAAGCCTACGCCAGCGAAATCAAGGTCGGTATCGGCTGGGTTGAAGTGGCCCGCGAACAAGACCCGTTCAAGTATCCCTATCGCTGCCAGGACGTTCACCGGAATGAAATCTGGTGGGACTGGAAGGCAAGGCCCGACTTGAGCGATGCGCGTTACCTGATTCGCCGGAAGTGGATGCACCGCAAGCAGGCCGCTTTGATGATTCCGGATCAGGCCGAACTGATCGAACACGCTGGCGCCGGCTGGCAACAGTTCGACCCCGGACAACTTGGCTTGGAAGGCGGCACCTCGACGGGCCTTGCAAACGCTTGGATCGATGAGCGTGGCTGGTCTATCGAAGAACAGCAGTGGCGTGACATCCACAATCAGCAGGTTTGTCTGTTCGAGGTCTGGTATCGGGACTGGCAGCGCGTTCTCGTCATCAAGTCGCCGGATGGCCGGGTGATCGAGTACGACGAACAGAACATGATGCACGTTCAGGCCGTGGCTATGGGCGCCGTCAAGGTGTCGTCTGCCGTTATTGGCAAGATGCGCCTTGCGTGGTTCATGGGTCCGCACAAGCTGGCCGACATGCCGACGCCGTACAAGCACAACAAGTTCCCCTATGTGCCGTTCTGGGGTAAGCGCGAGGACCGGACCAACGTACCGTATGGCCTGATTCGCGGCATGATCTACCTGCAAGACGAAGTGAATGCCCGTATTGCTCGGATGCAATGGGGCTTGGCTGCAACGCGCACGACCCGCACCGATGGCGCCGTGCTGGACGACGACGACACGTTCCGCGAAGAGGTTGGCCGACCGGATGCCGACATTGTTTTGG